GTCCCTTCTCCCCTCCTATCGGAAATTCCGATACTTGGTTAGAATTTGATGTCACTGCTGATCATATGAACAAACCCGTGTACAAGCTCGACTTAGCTAGGACGAGATGATATCCCGGATCTGATTCTAGTCGAGCACGATCCAAACCCCCAATATGTGAGAAATCGAAATCTTTCATCGCTTCGTGAACTACTGTAGCCTTATTATTGGCTTTGTAAATGTCACATAGCGTAAAGGCAGAAGCATAGCTCCGAGCATAAGAATATAGAATTGAGAGTCCAGCCTGGAACCTTTCTTGGTTGTTCAAATTCTTGTAAAGCTGGAAGCGAGGCCTTTCTGGGCATACCGTTTTAACTAATATTTCTTCCAATGGTATGTCTGGAAAACCAGTATCCCAATTGGCTCCACAAAAGTGTTTTCGACCTACGAGACTCTTTTCTACATTTAGCTTTATGCCATAGTCCGAAAGGCCCTTTTCCAGATCCTTAAGTGTTAGATCTTCGGAAGCTTGGAAAATACTATCATCTCCAACTACCAGCACTCTTGATCCTGGAAGATCAAAGCCTAACTTCCTAGACATTGTGTAGATGAGTATCACGTTTACAATCGAGTCTATCAATTGTGTGAAGTATGAACCACTTGGAACACCGCATTTCTTTCCAGTGTAAAGATTCCCATCTGGCATCACGATAGGGGTCCTCTTAAAGTAGTCAATGATCCTACTCCATCCAAACTGCTCTCTGTGTTGTGGCTTGAACCAAGTGCTAAGAATTTCAAAGGCCATGTCAATGAAGCCTGCAGATATTGTTGAATCAAAGCCAGAGTAATCCAGAGCAAACACTTTCTCTCCTTCTTCTGGAAAACAAACTCTGAAGTTGATGTCTGCAGCGAGACTGAACTTCGATCTTCCTATCGCCATAGGTGTGTTGGATCCCAAGAATTGTGAAATCAAGGGCTGAGCGAATCTGGATTCCATCATCGTCATTTCCAAGGGATATCCCCAAACTAATCGTGTCTTGTTTCCAGCGCTAGTTCTTGTGAAGGCAAGAACAGGATTGGGCGCTTTCCTTCTTTCTAGCACATCCTTCATCCTAGTGAGACCTCTTTCCAGGTTCAGTCCTTTTGGTCCTATGTATCCAGCTCCCGCACTCTTCTCAACTTTCATTGACTTAACGATCCCGTCAAGAGAGAGTGGCTTCAGAAAGGGTTCTGACTTCTTTCTTGCGAAAGCTGCAAAGGCCTGAGAAAATCCGTACTGGATGTTAGGGTCCCAACGATTAATGACCCGGTCACTGTTGACCATGTATTTAGCTAACTTGAGATACATCTGGTCCGCCTCATACAAGTTGGCTGGTTTCAAGCCTGAAACTCGTATTCCTTGGAATCTTAACACTTCCATAACCGCTGAATCGATGTACGGAGTGGTCTGATCCTTAGAAAGTCGCTTAACATAGTCCTTAGGCAAGTGACGAAACTGGCCACGACATGTAAATCCCGCTTGTTGCAGTACTGGGTTTGCCACCATGACCTGCACCACCTT